AATATAAATTGCACACGTTGTGTACAGCTATATGATGTAAAAAAATGTGAGTGCTTATCGTTTGAGCCTGTTAATTCTGGGTCAGAAGAACTAGAAACGTTTTTAGAAAATAAAATCACAGAAATTAACGACATAATTCTGTCTGGAATAGATGACAGAATTGGAGATTTTTGGTTTAGAATTGATCAATGTATAGAATATTATAGAGGACTAATCCACGCATACAAAACAACTTTGTCATTTTTAAAACGTACACAATCCAAAGAGAGAAAACAATGAAATACGAAAAACCAGAAAAGAAAGAGCGAAACACTAAGCATGAGCGTAGTGAATCGCGTTACGAAGAAGCTTATGAACATAAAAAGAAGAAGCATAAAAGAGGTAAATAACAATGCCAGCGAAAAGTAAAAAACAAACTACTTTAATGAGAATAGCGGAGCACCATCCTGAAAAGCTTTATAAAAAGAATAAAGATGTTGCTAAAATGTCTAAAAAGCAATTACATGATTTTGCTAAAACGCCAACCAAAGGATTGCCTACTAAAGTTAAGAAAAAGAAATAATATGAAAACTAAAAAAGATAAAAAACGAGACGATAGTAAACGAGAGCATAAAGAACGTAAATATAAATTCTAATGAGCTTATCATCATTAAAAGCTGAAGTTGCTAAAATAAGCTCATTTTATAAAACGTCTAATATCCCGTTAATTAAATTCGATGGAGATAATATAATCTTCCATGACGAATCAATGCCGTACATTCCAAGTCCAACTGCTAAGCTATATCACAATGATAATTCACAATTGCGCGTAATGATGGGAGCCATTAGAAGTGGCAAAAGCACTGCTTCTTGTGCTGAGATTATAAAACGTGCTCGAAATATGCCTCGCTGTAATGATGGAGTTAGAAGAGCAATTTGCTTAGTTATTCGCAATACATTCCCTATGTTAGAAACCACAACATTGTTAACTTGGAAACGTTGGTTTGGTAGAGTTGGCCTTATAAGTGAAAAGCATGATAGCCCCATAGAGTTAATACATCGATTTAGTGATGGCGATGGAATTATAGAATTAAAACTTTGGTTTATGGCTTTAGATAAGCCTAAGGACATTGACAAGCTTTTATCATTAGAAGTTAGCTTTGCTTATATTAATGAAGGCAGGGAAGTGCCTTATAGCCTCTCAGAAATGCTATTAGGACGTATTGGCCAATATCCAATGGCTAAGGATTGTCCTGATATAAGAAACGCTTGGAGCGGTGTTTTTATCGATACAAACCCGCCTGATATTGATTCTTGGATTTATGATAAGTTTGAAAAGCAACATATAGATGGATTTAAAATGTTTAGACAGCCGCCAGCTATGTTAAAAGATGATAAAGGAGTTTATTACATAAATCCGAACGCTGAAAATGTAAACAATCTTCCGATAGATTATTACAAGCGGTTATTAACTGGCGCCAGTGAAGAGTTTATTAAGGTTTATGTTCTTGGTGAGTATGGCACCGTAAATGACGGTAAGCTTGTATATGCTAATTACAATGACGATCTTCATTCTGTACCAATCATAGAAGCGGATAAAAATCACGATTTACTTATAGCTTTAGACGGAGGATTAACGCCGGCTGCTTTAATAACTCAATTAGTAGATGGTCAGATGCGGGGTATTAAAGAATTTACTACAGATAGAATGTTATTAGAGGAATTAGCTCAAAATGTACTATCTTATATCAATGCTAATTATCAAGGATTTAAAATCTCTTGGACATGTGATCCAAGTTTAAATGAATTCGATATTGCTATGTTATATCGAATGAGTATTAATGTTATTAAGGCTACGACTAATGATATAGAGCCAAGAGTTAATGCAGTTAGTTTTTTCCTTAATCGTATGTCGAGTGGCATGCCTTCCTATTTAATATCGCGTACTGGTTGTCCTATTCTTCGTAAAGGACATTTGTCCAAGTATTGTTATCGCAGAGTGCAAATTGTTGGAGAGGAAAAATATAGAGATGTGCCGGATAAAGCCCACCCACATTCTGATATACACGATTGTATGCAATATTCGTGTTTATGGTATAATAGTGGTAATATTTACAAAAAAGATCCTAAACAGGATAATATTGTAACTACATTGGCTAATTATCAAAGCAATTTAAATATAAAAAAGAGGGCATCATGGAGTTAGCGGAAAAACATAGAGATAGGTTAGAATCTTTAAAAGATAGTGTTAAGAGATGGCATGAATACTGGCAGCAAAACATAATAAGATTTCAACAACAAAAGAAATTTGTCTATTATTCGACTATCAGTGAAGATGAGAAGGCTGCTTTAGATGATATTGGACAGCCAAAAATACAGTGCAATATTATAGAGGCTTTTTTATCTAGGATATGTGGAGAATTTAGCAAGCAAGAACCATCCATGAAAGTTGGCTCTGAAGTATATACCAATGATTCATCACAAATGGTGGATATTGTAGAGAGTCATATTAGATTTGCTGAGGATGAAGCTAGGAAGAATGGAGTAGCTGATGAAGTGCTTAAAGATTTAGCAGGTGGTGGATATAGTGCTTTAAAGATTTATACAGATTATAAAAATCAAAAGTCTTTCGATCAAGATATAAAGTGGAAGCGTTGTTATGACCCAACTTTGTGCGGATGGGATGTTTTAGCTCAGGAATCAGATAAAAGCGATGGCGATTGTTGCTTTGAGCTTTTTCCTAAGACTGAAGATGAATTTAAGGAAATGTACCCTGATGTAAGAATAGATAACATACAGTTTGGCGGAGCTACGGCAGGGTTTAGATGGGCTTATAGTAATAATAAACAAAAAATATTATTGTTGTGCGATTATTACGAAAAAAAGAAGAAGAAAATTAAAATTGTAAGATTAAGCGACAATAGAGTAGTTGCGAAAAAGGATTACGATGATTTTGTAGAGAAATGGAATCAAGCAGGAATAACCGAATTACCTCCAGCTATTGTTGAAGAAAGGATGGCAGACGATGAAGTTATTTGTCGATATAGATTCATAGAAAATCAAGTATTAGAATATGAAGAAACGAACTACCCTGGCTTACCTATTGTATTTGTAGATTGTAATTCTGTTATGATTCAACAGTCTGTTGAAGGAGCTACAACTCAAGTAACAAGGTCTTATGGTTATAATGCTATTGGCGCACAAAAAGTAGCGAATGTAGCTTTACAATCTATTGCTAATGAGCTCCAAAATAGCATTCAAAGCAAATATATGATAGCCAAAGAAGCTATACCGCCAGAATATTTACAATCTTATCTTGACCCACAAATGCCGCGTTTGGTAGTTTATAAGGCTTTTCTTGACACTGAAGGAACTAAACCGGGTGATGTTCCATTACCTCCACCAAGAGAAATACAGCGACCTCCAATGCCCCCAGAATTTCTGCAAACTCTACAAATGAGCTTTCAGCTAATGCAGAATATTTTAGGTTCTTTTGATGCGTCATTAGGAATTAATAACAATCAACTTAGCGGGATAGCTATAGTTGAAGGCGCAACACAAAGTAATAATGCAGCAATGCCCATGATCGTAGGCTATATGCGGGCTTTAAATCGAATAGCACAATTATATTTGGATATGATACCTAAGTATTATGTTACTCCTAGAACTATTCCCGTAATGCTTGCTGATGGTAAAAAAGGATATATTGAAATTAATGGAAAGAATGGTCCTAAGTTGGAATATGGAAAAGGCGAGTTAAATATTAAGATTGAACCTGGAGTTAATAGCGAAATTCAAAAGAATAGAGCTATACAATTAATGGCGCAAGTTGGTCAAGCATTTCCGATATTTGCTCAGTTTATGGGTCAAAAAGGACTTAATGTTATTATTGATAATATGGATATGAGAAATATAGAGACTCTAAAAGATTTATCTAAACAATTTGAACAAGAAATGGCGCAACAGCAACAAATGGCTGCGCAGATGCAGCAGCAGGCTATGCAGACTAATCCACAATTGATAAATGCTAAGACGCAGCAACAAAAAGTAATGATAGATGCACAACAAAATCAAATTGAAAATCAATTAAAAGCTTCAGAGCTTTCACTTACTCAACAGCAAGCTGATAATGATAGACTAAAGATATTGGCTGAAATGCAAGAAAATGAACGTAATAATTTAGTTGAAATGGATAAACATGAGACTGAAAAATCTAGAGCTGCAGTCGATATGGCAATGAAAGTAGCGGATTTAAGTCATAGACACACTAAGGAACATCATGAGTTGATTATTAAACATGATGAGCATAAAATGAAAGGCGAGGTGCATAAAAAAGCAATGAGAGAACAATCCAATGAGCAAAGATTTTAAAAATTCTTGTGATTTAATTTGGGGAAATGTTGGACATGAATATAATAATCTAAGCGATTATCATTTTCCATCACCAACAAAATTGGGGCATCTAAAATATAGGATTAAATGGCTACTAGGAATTTATTTATTTGAAAAATATCAAGCTAAAAAGATATATAAAAAAATAACTCAACAAGCTGTTAAACAAAACGACAATGATGATACATATACTTTTAAGATAAACGTAAAACCAATAAAAAAAAATGTTAATGAAAACTAAAAAAGAAAAAGAACTACAAACAGTTAACAACGCAGAAGATGCCTATAAAATAATAATTGAGAATAAAGAAAAGCTTGTTGCTGCCTGGATTGCAGCTACAGGCATTCGTCCTGAAAAAACTATGCTAATCATGCGTAAATATGCCGATAACTCTATAGGTTGGTTCTGTAGAGAACTAACCGAAGAAGATACTCAAGCTACTTGCCCTAAATGTGGATCTAATTTAATTAATGATTAATATCCAATTTCAATCATAATCTAATGTAAATGTCAATAATTGGATAAAATATTTTTATCCTTGCCTGTGTATAACTTTAATAAATCTGTGGATATCGTGTGAATAAGTTTGCTTTTTTATCCATTATGGGCTATTATTATAAATGTCCACTATAGACTATAAATATAGGAATTACGCAGTTATGCGGTAGAAATAGCCGAGACTACATCGTTATTGAGGAATTACCGTGGCGGGGTAAATAGCCAAATGAGGTTTTAAATGCTTAATGAAGGTACGAATGCTAGTGTTGGTGCTCCTCAAAATCAAGAAGCGCCAAGTGCTTCTTCTAATGAAGCTCCTGTTAACACTGAGTCACTTGCTGTAAGTACACAAAGTACGCAGCCGACTACAGAAGTAAAACATGAAGTTCCGGCAGAAGAAAAAGTTTTAACGCAGACTGAAGTTAATAAAATAGTTGCCCGAGAAAAAAGGGAAGCTAGGGAAAAGGCTTTACAAGAAATAGAGCAAAAGTCATTGTCGGTAATGCAGAATCATCAAAACCAGATTAATTCTGGTCAGATAGATGGAAATAAACCGCTTACATTCAATGACATTGTTAAAATACAGCAAGAAAACGCACAAAAAGCCCAAGAAGCTTTTGTTGCTGAAGTGCAAAATACTTTTGTGCAAAAATTAGATTCTTTCAAAAACGAAGACCCTAATTTTGTAAAAGAGGTATTAGCAAATATCCCTGCGGATATTAATCTTGCGGTAGTTCAGGGCTTAAATGGTTTAGACAATGCGGCAGACGTATTAAGAGAGATGGCAAACCATCCTGTTAAATACGAAAATATTCAGGTTGCCGCTAGGAACAATCCTCAATGGGGATTGAGAGAACTATATAAGCTATCTAATTCTATTAAAGCTAATAAGGAAGCGTTAAAACAGCCTAAAGCAGAGCCACCATTAAGCCAGATAAAACAGTCACCAACTGGGAAAGATAGTGGCAAACTGACGATACAAGAATTAAGAAGATTACCGCAATATCGCGTGTAATAGCTCAGACTAGCCATTATCTAAAAATTTATTCTTTAATAAGAGGTGTTTTTATTTATGGCTACGACAAATATTTTACAACAAGTTATAACCTATCAAGAAAGCGAATTAGCGTTTTTACAAAACCTAGGCGTTTTTATCTCGATAGCAAATAAGAAATTTGAAAATTTCCAAAATATTACTACGAACTTAGGTTCTTCAGTAAATATGGAATTACCATACCGTTTTACTACAGCCGATGGCTTAGTTGCGGTTAATCAGGCTATTACTCAACGCGTTCATCAATTAACGGTTGATCAATCAGCCAATACATCAATGGCGGTTACCAATCCAGAACAATTGTTCAATTTAGATAAAGATCAATACATGGCTAAAATTGGTAAAGCTGCTATTAAAGCTTTGGGCGCGAAAATTGAAAAGAACATTGCATTGAATGTTATTAGCGATGTTCCTGTAATGATTCCTGACCCAAATGATAATAGTCATTATATTCCAAGTGGTAAATATCATACGGAATCAGGACCATGCCGTTTTTATGGTGATGGTACTGCTGGCGTTATTACTCCATTAAATAGTTATCAAGAACTAGATCAAATGGTTCAAAATTTCGTTGAAATTGGAACAGTTGCGGAAGGAATGAAAGTTATATTACCAAATACTATTATTCCACCGATTATTGGTTCTGGTTTAAATCAATTTGCTCCAGAGCGTAACAATGATATTGCTATGTCATGGGAAGTTGGAAGCTTTGGAACTCCAAGAGTTGATTATTATAAATCTAACTTATTACCAACTCATATTTCTGGAACAGTTGGAGATGGTGCAAGCTTAGCAGTTCAAACTTTAACTGTAGTAAGCACTAATGACCCAACAGGACAAAATGTTACAGAAATTACTTGCACTTGCGATGCCTCTTTAAGTGGTAGTGCTGATGCAATTAAACGTGGTGATGTTGCTAAATTTATTGACACTGCTGGATTGCCAAATGCACGCGCATTAACATTCCAAGGACAGAGCTTAACATCTCAGTCAGTACAATTCCGTATTACTGAAGATGCCGCTGCTTCTGGAACTACAGTAGTAATAAAGATTATGACAGGAAATGGCTCGACTGTTGGTAGTCCTATTGGCTTAGTAACTGCTCCTGGGGCGTATCAGAATATGAATGTTCCTATACAAGCAGGTATGAAAATTAAAGTTATGCCAAGTCATAAAGCAGGATTATTGCTTGCTGGCGACGCATTCTTTTTAGCAATGCCGAGATTGCCAGATCAAAGACCATTTGACACTGCTAGTGAATATGATGATGTTTCTGGTGTTTCATTGCGCTTAACTTATGGTGCGGTGCTTGGTAAAAACTTGCAACAATTGGTGCATGATGGTATTTGGGCGTCGACAATTGTGCCTGAATATTCACAACGTATTTTGTTGCCAATGTAATTTTTAAAAATTAGGAGAAATTAATTATGTCAAATTCACCAATTTCGAGATTAACAGCACCATATTGCAATGGTTTAGCTGTTTCCTGGGCTTCCAATACCACATTAAGTGTTGCAGTAGGTATATGCAGTGATAAAGATAATGTTTTTGATATTTCTTTAGGAACTGCTTTAACTATTAATACTGCCGTGATAGGTGTTAATGGAATGGATACCGGTACTTTAGCCGCATCAACTGTATATTATGTACACTTGATCGGTGATTATATGAATAGCAAACCAACCGCTGCAGTGCTTTCATTATCTGCTACAAATCCTTATTTGCCAGTCGGATATGAAATTTCGCGTCGTATTGGTTGGGCTGTAACTGATGGTAGCGCTAATTTTGTTCTTATGTATCAGTCCGGAAATGGATTGACTCGTACATATAGCTTTGATGAGCCATTATCAGTTTTGTCTGGCGGAACACAGACTTCATTTACTGCTATTGATCTTCACACAAAGATACCAGCATTAGATAATCTATTAGTAAATGT